AATTTGGTATTGAGAATAGAAATGGCAGAATTTATGAAGAAAAAGAATATCTTCCGCATTTGGAATATCTTAAAAAAGATATTGCTAATGGTAATCTTTTAGGAGAATTAGATCATCCTGAAAGATTTGAAGTTTCGTTAAGCAATGTTTCTCATAGAGTTACTGATTTATGGTATGATCCGGAAAAAAGACAAGTTTTAGGTCGTGTTGAAATATTAGAGGGTACACCAAAAGGACAAATTGCTAAAGCTTTACTTGAAGCCGGAGTTGCACTTTCAATATCTTCTAGAGCAGCGGGTACTGTAAATGAAGATAAAACTGTTTCAATTCAACAAATTTATACATATGATTTGGTAGCAAAACCCGGATTTGAATCTGCTCAATTACATAAAATTAATGAAAGTAATAATCCCTATAAAGAACAATTAAAAGAAATTGTTCAATCTCTTAATGAATCTTATAGTTTTCGTAAATCACATAGTTTAAGTAAAGAGTTTGGTATATTAAATGAAAATATTTCCATACTTGATTTAACAGATAAATATCCGCAGATTCAATTACGTGAAGAAGCAAAAAGAATAATTAAAAATAATGATAAAAAAATGGATGTTAAAGAAAATTTATCTACTGTAAATGAAGAAGCTATTCAAAAATGGACGGAGCTTTTTAAAACGGAACTTAGTAATATAAATGAACGCCTTGATGAAATAGAAAAAAGTAACAATACTGATGTTACTAGAGAAATTAATGCAATAAAAAGATACGTTGAAAAATTACGTAAAATTCAGGAAGATGCATTAAATTGGCAATCTGAGATTGCTAAGGCTGTTAATGAAGTTGCTAATTATGCAGATACATTGGCTAGAAGAAGTAATAAGCATTATGAATTAACTAATAAAATTGCAGAAACAGTTGATTATAATGCAAAAATTCTTAACAAAACACAGGATTGGACAAGTGAAATTGCTAAAGTTGTTAATGTAACTGCGAATGTTGTTGACCATAATGCAGAAATGCTTAATGGTATTAATGAGTGGAATACAAAAATAGCTAAAGCTGTTAATAAGCTTAATGAATGGGGTGAAGAAAAGGCAAAAGCAATTAATGCTTTACATGAATGGGGTGAAGAAAAGGCAAAAGCAATTAATGCTTTACATGATTGGGTAAGTAGTATTGCAAAGGCTACTAATGGTATGCACGAATGGACCTCATCGATTGCAAAAAATCTTAATTATTCTATTAATTGGGCAGAAGATATGTTTGGAAGAGCTATTTCCAAAGAAGAGGCTCGTAGAATTTTAGAATATGTTGAAACCGTTGCTGAATCAAATGAAAACCCAGAGCTTAAAGAAAAGATATATGAAATGCTTAGAACAAATTCAATTACAGCAAAACCTCTTAATGAAGCTAAGCTTAAAGGAATTGAAGTACTTGACACAGATAATTTGCCAAAGATGAAAGCAGGTAAAACAGATGATTTAAGTTCTGATAACAATGGAATTGAAATTGATTCAGATACAGGTGCAATATTATCTAAAATAAGAGATATTAAGATTAAGAGAGAAAAATTGCCATTGGGAAATGATAAACTTCAAATGGATCCTGAAAAGAAAGGTGGATCTTTTGGAAAACAAGAAGTTTATTATAATGGTCCTAAAGAGTTAAGAAGCGGTCTTTCTTCACATCAATCAATAAAGATTGATAAAATGAAAGATGAGGATGGGCCAACATCACAACATATAAAGAATCAAAGACTTAAATTGGATGTTAAAGGAGAATCGGATCTTAACGAAAAACTTTTAAATAGATTATCAGACATTAAAAATAGAAAAGCAGATCTTAATGAAAAGCTTGATAGAATCATTCGAAATTTAGAAAAAGAAAGAAGAGTAGATGAGGAAATCAAGAGTCAATATCCATTTACTGCTCTTTTAAGTGCAGAGGATAGAAAAAGATTTGCTGAATTAAGTGTTACCGATAAACAAAAGGTAGCCAAAGAGGTTTCTAAGGTTCCTACAACAGATTCTAACGTAATTAAACAATTGTGGGAAAATGCTTTGGCTCAAAATGTAAATAATGAGCCGTTATGGTTAAAACTTGCTCCTAAAGCTTATAAAGAGGCTTATAAAAGAGCAAGTGATGAACTCAAAGAAAGCATTAAAGCTAGAGCTGAGTTCTATACTTTAAATACACAATACCAGATTGAAAACTTCTGGGAAACTAGTGGCTTAATCAAAAAACCAGAAATGGTTTTGAATGAAGCCGTATATATTAAAAATCCAGAAGAAAATGAACAAAAATTAGATACTTTTGTTGCAAGTATCGGTGAATATATGAAAAACCGATATCTTTAAAAATATGCACTAAGTATCAATTTAATACAAATTATTAAAAATAAATAAAAATAAAATAAAAATAATTATTATATTATGAAACAATTATTGAATGAACAACAAATAGTTCAGAAATGGGCGCCAATGATAGAATCCGTGACTGGCATAAAAGATAAAGAAAAACTTTCATGGATTTCAAAATACGCTCATTATCATGCATTAAATGAAGCAGCAATGGGCGGAGTAACAACACCATATGTAACACTTTATAATGTTCCTGGTGTTGGTAATGTAGTTCCGGCTTCTGTAGCTGGTACAACCGGTGCTCAACAAGCTGCTCCTACAGCAAAAGGTTCGGGCGATAAATGGCCTGCTCTTCTTCCTATGGCACTTCAGGTTGCTGCAAGAACAGTCGGTTTTGACCTTGTTAATGTAGTTCCTATGCCAGGTCCAACAGGAGTAATTTCTTATTTGGACTATGTATATGCTGGTTCAAAACAGCCATTTGGAGCTCCTCCTGCCTATTCTCCTGCTACAGCTAATCCTGGAACAGTAGGATCAACCACAAGTAGTGCATTAAATACTGCTCCATATTCATTTAAGATTAATGTAGGTAGTACTTTTGGTGCTGTTCTTGATGCTTCAGGTGCAGGCACAACTGTTACATTCTACAAGGATGGATCAGATGGTACTACATACATGACTGCTACATACATTGGAAAATCAAGAATTGATGGATTTGCAATGTTTAAAGTTGGTACATTTACTGTTAGTGGTAGTACATCAACAACTGCAAATCTTGCTGATATTTTTGACGGATCTGGTTATGTAGTAGTTCAGGGCGGAGCATATGGTGCTTCAGTTACTACTTATCCTTCGTTGATTTCTACTCTTGAAGATCAAGTACAGGGATTTGCTGGTGCAGGTGAAAATGATGCAGATAACTGGGAAGGAACATTTGTATCAGGTACAACACTTTATGAACCAATGGAAAGAGGTGTCGGTGAAATGACATATCCAAGAGCACTTGGATTACAAGTATTCACAAGATTTGTTGCTGTTGGTACATATCAAGTATCTGTATCTGTTACACTTGAACAAATTCAAGACCTTAACAAACAGTGGGGTATTGATCTTATTGCAATGGTTGAAAATGCCGGAATTAACGAACTCAGCCAGAGCATGAACAAACACATCCTTTCAAGGTTATTTGCACATGGTTGGAGAAACCATATTGAAGCTAATGCAGTTGAAGGAATTAACCTCAATCTTAACTGCACATCAACTGGTAATGTTACTTCTGCCGCATATGCATATATTGCATCAGATGGCACAGTAACCAATCAGTCAATGACAATTCCTGGTGTAAAAGCTTACACATCAGTAACTGGTTCAACATTTGAGAACCAAGATACTATTATTAAGAGAGTAATGGCTAACATTTTAGCTGCAGGAAATGTTATTATGAATAGAGGTAGAAGAGGTCCCGCTAACTTTATAGTTACAAATGCTAAGTTAGCTACAGCTCTTCAGGCAAATGCTCAATATGCATTCTCACCTGTTACTAATACATTTACTCAGTCAAATGGTTCATTGTATCCTCTTGGTACAATTGCTGGAATGACACTTTATGTTGATCCTAACATGCGTTGGGATGATACAAGAGTACTTGTAGGACGTAAAGGCGCTGTTGATGAGCCGGGTGTATTCTTCTGCCCATACCTTATGGCTGAAAGTGTTAAGCTTATTACTGAAGGTACAGGTGCTCCAAAAGTTATTATTAAATCAAGATATGCTCTTATTGATGCTGGATTCCATCCACAGACACAGTATATCACATTAGTATTTAATACTAACGCAGGAGCTTTAGTATAATCTTAATGATTATATATAATAAAGGGGAAGTTAACTTCCCCTTTTTTATTTTATAAATTTAAGAATATTTAATTTCGGATTTAGATTTATTTAATGCATTTTCAATAACTTGATGCATATCATAATAACAATAATTTGCTAAACGACCACCAAATATGTATTTTGAATTATCAATTAAAGATTTATATTTTTGATATAATTCATTATTTTCATCATTATTTATTGGATAAAATCTTTCTTCATTTTTATCCCATTTTTGTGGATATTCTTCCGTAATTATTGTAAAATCTGTTTCATTTAATAAATTATTAAAATGTTTATGTTCAACTATTCTTGTAAATGGTATTTCATAATCTGTATAATTAATTGTTACACAACCTTGATAATATTCTTGTTTAAGAATTTTATGTTCAAATTTTAAACTTCTCCATTTTAAAGGCCCATATATATAATCAAAAAATTCATCAATAGCTCCAGTGTATATTATTTTTTTAGCCTTTAATTCAAAATAATTTTTATTTTCTAAAAAATCTGTATTAAGTATTACGGGAATATTTTTTAAAAGATTTTCAAAAATTTTGGTATAACCATTTTCTGGTATACCCTGAAATTTATCAAAATGATAATTATCATCAAATGTTAAACGAATTGGGATTCTTTTTATTATTGAAACGGGAAGATTTTTTGGTTCAATACCCCATTGTTTTTTTGTATATCCATAAAAAAATTTATAATAAATTTCTTCTCCCGTTTTAGATAATATCCACTCTTCAAAATTTTTAGGATTATTGTTTTTAATACGAACAGATTCTAATTTAATTCTTGCTTCATTTGGTGTCTTTACATTCCATAATTGATATAAAGTAAAAAGATTTATTGGAAAAGAATATATATCATTTTTATATATAGCTTTAACAATATAACGATAATTATTTATTGTTGAATACTTATTTAAATAATTCCATATTTCAATATTATTTGTATGAAATATGTGTGGGCCATACATATGTACATTTATTCCTTTTATATTATCGGTAAAGCAATTTCCACCAATATGATTACGTTTTTCAATTACTAAACATTTTGCCCCGGCGTCTGTCATTTCACGAGCAAAAACAGAACCAAATAAACCTGCTCCCACTATCAAATAATCATATTCCATAAAATTCAAAATATGCTTTTTTTGCTATTTTAGTTACTATAGGATATTCTGTATCACATAAAGGAATATTTATTTCTGGATCATATACGGGGTTTCTATAATGCAAAAAAGCTAATTCATTAATAGGTATTGTATATGTTTTATCTTCTGGAACTCCACCATTATGAATATAAGATCCTATTTCTAAATTATAATAATTAAAATTGTTACATAAGCTTCTAAGACTTAAATTTTGAAATGATTTTTTAGTTGTTGCTCGTGTACTTTTAAATTTACTTTTTTCTGACATAGCTTTTGTAGTTTGTAAAGTAACCCAAGAATTTAATGTAAATTTAGTAGAATCAACCTCAAGTGAATGTAAACTTAATACCGGCCAATCTTTTATATTTTTTAAAATAGTTTCTATAACATCATAATTTGAATTTGAAAAAATAAATTCATCGACATCAAAATATCCTATAATAATATTTTCTCCGTATTTATTTAAACAAAAATTATGAATTTTTTTAAAATTTGTTATTATATTATGTGCCAATAAAACATTACCTTTATATATTTCTGTCATTTCACTATTTTTAAAATAAAGAAGTTCGGGACAATCAGAATTTAATATATCTACATTTACATCATGAATTGATTTAATTAATTCTATACTTTTATCTGTACTATAATCATTTACTAAACAAAAATCTTTTATTCCTAATGATTTATGATACAGTATCCATTCCTGAATACGTTTTTCCTCATTTTTAAATTGATTTGCTAGTATTATTTTCATAATCCTTATATTTCTATTGGTTGTCCAACAAACATACCATCCGGATTTTCAATAGGAAATAATCGTTCTCTTCCAGTAAATCGTAATTCTGGAAGATCTTTAATATGAGCCATATGAGAATTTATTATCCTTGGCCATATATATTTCCATAAGAATGGTTGATCGGTATTAAAATATTTTCCTCTCGATTTATATAATTCATAAAAAGTTAAATTTGATAGATATTTTTTTAATTCAATATCATAAACAGGCGCTATTTTTTTTATAAATTCCGAGGTAGCACCCCACATTCCACCACATATAAATGCTCGATGTTCTTTATTGTCTCTCATTATATGAAATTCTAAATTACTTTCTTCCCACTCTTTTACTGCAGTGGCTTCTCTAATATTTAATCTTGAATCTGTGTCTCTTACAATAAATCTTTCTATTGTTAAATCTTTTAATGGTTCAAATCTCCAAAATAATCCATAATTTCCATCAGAACGAGGCATGTAAACTATTTCAGAATTTAATTCTAATAAAGAATTTATAACATCTTTAGGAACAGTATCATCTACATAAAATCTACAAGTCCATTCTGGATAAATGGTTTTTTGTAATTTTGCATTTTCTATAGCAGCTACTGTATATTTAGGATTTGAACCCCATATTGAAAAAGATATTATTTTTTTATTCATTTTCTAAAAAATTAATAATTGTTTTTGAAATATATTTTATTTCATTTTTTGTCAATTCACAATATGATGGTAATATTATTACAGATTCATATAATTCTTTTGAAATGGGAAAATTATCTCCAAAATGTGAAAAATGACTATGATAATTTATAGGTGGAAACATTGGTCGAGTTTCAATATCATTATATGAAAGATATGATATAAATTTATCTTTTTTGGTATTAATATTTTTAATTCTTATTCCAAACATCCAATTTGAAGGTTCTGTATTATCTTCTATTTTTTGAAATTCAATTAAAGGATGATTAAGTTCTTTTTTATAAGTTTCAAAAACTTCATTTTTTCTTTCTTTTATTTCATTTAATAATAAAAGTTGGCCATAGAGTAAAGCTGCTTGCACATTTGTCATTCTATAATTATATCCTATTCCATCAAATATAAACTTTTTGTGCGTAAATCCATGTGATCGTACTTTATTTATTTTTTCATATATCTCTTCATCGTTTGTAAAAAATGCTCCACCTTCACCAGATGTTATATTTTTATTTCCAAAAAATGATACTGAATATGCTATTGAAGCGTTACCAGAAAATATATCTTCATATTTTCCCAAAAAACCTTCACAATTATCTTCAATAAATATAGTATTTGGGAATAATCGTTTTAATTCAGGAACATTAATTATACTATTGATATTATGAACTATCAAAATTGCGGTATTTTCTTTTTCATATAATTGTGATTTATCAATATTCCATGTATTTATATCAGCATCAATCGGTATTAAATTATACATAGGATTAATTATAAACATATTCCATGAAGCTATATATGAATTTGCCGGAACAAATAAATTTTGTATATGAGGATATTTAAATTTTAATGCATGAGCCACAAGATGTGTTGCAGACGTACCGTTATTAGTTAAAATAACATATTTTGTTTTCGTGATATTTTTTAATTTTTCTTCTACCAATGACAAATAATTTCCATGACTTGATATCCATGTAGAATCTATAGCTTCATGAGCATATCTTAAGCTTTCTTTTGTAAAATAAGGTTTATAAACTGGTATCATGATTTAATTTATTTATGTTTTCCTCTAATTCGTTTTTAAAATCTAAAAAATTTGTAAATAATTTAATATGTGAATTTTCTTTTAATTTTTCAAGTGTTATATCAAATTCTCTTTGTGTAAAGGAAATAGTTTTTGGCGCAACTGCACACGATAAACAAAAGTTTCCACCTTCTCCTATACAAATACTTAATAATGATTTATTCATAATTGTACAGTCTCTTTTTATAAGATCTAAATTTGGATTGTTAGCCATTTCTTTAACTGTTAAATCTATAAAATTTCTGTTTATATATTTTTTTATATCATCATATATACTAAAAATATGATCTTTATGAATCTTATATTCATAATTATCATCAATTGTTTGTTCTCCTATTATGATAAGAGAATATTTTTCGGGAATTTTATTTATTATATTAAAAAAATCTTTATAAATATCATTATAATATTTACGATATACCCATCTAACTTTAGTAGATAATACTATATAATTTTTATATTCAAATAAATAAGATGGATCTATTAAATATTTTGTTAAATTAAAATTTTTTAAATGTACATTTTTTTCTAATGATTTAATAATATCATAATGATCACCTATTATCCATAAACAATCATTTTTAGAAGAATATACTATTTCATAAGGTTTTTCATTAAATAATAAATTTATAAAATTTTTTATAAAATCATAAAATTCTTTTTTATCATTTCTACATATCTTTATAAGGTTTAAATTTGGTTCAATATAAATAGTATCATAATCTTTTTTTAATTGATCTAAAATATATTTTATTATAATAATACTTCCTATTCCTAAATTTATTTTAAATCCTATTTTTTTCATAATGATAAAATATAGTTTTTAAATTTTTCCCTTTCATTAATAGAATATATTTTATATTTTTTATTTAATGCTATCATAAGATTATTTTGAATAAAATGTGGTGTTGTTACTAAATTTATTGTCTGTTGAGAAGAAAATATACTCATCCATATATTTCCACCATTGCCAAATCCAATTGTTGCTAAAGATTTTGATAATATTGTACAATCTCTTTTGAATATTTCAATATCAGGATTAAATAATAATTCATCTGTTGTTAAATCTATATAATCAATATTATTTTTTATATCATCATATATAGTATAAATAGTATTTATATTATATGGATTTTTATATTCAAATTCATCTATTATTCTTTCTCCTAATAAAACAATTGGATATTTTTTAGATATTTTTTGTATAGTTTTAATAAAATCATTTTTTATTTCATTAAAATTTTTTTTATTAAATCCTCGTATTTTTGAAGTTATTACTATATAATTATTATTAATAATATTTTGAGATAAAATACTATATAATGAATTATCATCAATAAAAAAGAAATTATTTAAATAAAAATCTTTTTTTAAATATAAAATTTCTTTATTAATATCTATTTTAAAACGATCTTTTAATATTTTTATTAATTCGATAGCAGTTCCTCTAATTATAAAAGTTTTAACATTCTTTATTGTATTTTCATTAATAATTTTTTCTTTTTCTTTTTCTTCTACAATTTTTATATTTTTTATATTATATGTTGTATATAAAATCGTTTTTATAAAATCATAAAATTTTTGACTATTATTTTTAAGAGACATTATATCCCATGAAGGTATAATATAAATATTTCTAAAAACATCAGAGAAATACTCCAGTAAATATCTAAAAATTAAAATATCTCCTAATCCTATATGACTTTGAATTATCAAATCATCTTTCATATTTAATAAGTTTTATGCTTTCTTTGAATATTTGCACCATCATCCAGATCTTTTCCATTTACAGCATCTTTTAATAAAGATACTATTTTTTCATCAATTTCATCTATCAGTTTATTTCTTTGAAGATTTAAATCAATTGTTTTTTGAAATGTTTCCCAAAGTTCTTTAATATTTTCTTCAGAATTAAAATATCTTTCTTTAAATTCTTTAAATGACATTTTTCTTATTTTGTAGAATAATTCTTGATTATTCCACATTTTCATATCTATCGTAAAAAGCTTATCTATTAAACTACCAATTGTATCTGCCATATTTTTATTTATTTAATGATGAATATTTATATTCTCCGGATAATATATTTTTATTTCTTTTTGCTATTATTCTTCCTTCTATATTTCCTACAATTATTGTTCCTGAAGGAATAGTAGTATTATCTTTTATAATTGAATTTGGTTCTACTATAACGCCTGAGCCAAATGTACAATTATTTCCTACGATTACACTACCAGATAAATGACACCCGGGCCCAAAAAGATTACTATCTCCTATTTTACAATGATGGTTTACTGTTGTACCAGCACTTATTATGTTATTATTTCCTATTTCAGTAAAATAATCAAAAAATACTTCAGGAAATATAATATTTCCTTTTCCCATTTTTTGTGGTGAATATTTTGATCTATTTATATTTAAAAAATTACAGTTTTTATATTTTTCCCAAACCTGACGTCTTAATTTCATATCTCCTGTAGCTATAATAAGATATTCGTTTTTATATTCAAATTCTTCTTCATATAAATAATTTTTTAAAGAAGAAAATTCAATATTTTCTATAATAAATTTTTCTATTACTTCTTTCATTTTTCCTTTTGTAAGAATAATTATATCTTTCATAATTTTAATATTTTTCTTTTTCTTCTATTATAACTATTATTTTTTCAAAAGATAATAATGCTTGTTCATATGTTTTTCTTCCTTCACATATATACCATGGGATATTTATTGCATTTAATAAATCTGTTAAATCTTGTGAATGAGAAGGACCATATTCCTTTATTCCTTTCATTGTTCTGATAATCATTTTAAAGGGAATATTATGTAATTCATCTAATTTTTTTCCTATATTAAATAATTGATCTGTACATAATGTAATAAAATCAAAAAACATTATTTCTACAATTGGGATTTTTCCACCGATAGCTAAACCTAATGACATTCCTATCATACCAGCTTCAGAAATTGGAGTATCAATTACCTGATCAGGATATAATAAACTTAATCCTCTTGTGACTTTAGAAACACCGCCATAAGGATCTCTTATAGATTGTCCAATTAATATGTATCTATTATCTTGAAGTAACTCTTTAAAAAAATTATTTAATTCTGCTCTCATATTTTATTTTAAATTTTTCCATTAATTCTTCTTTAGGTCTATATCTTTGAGTATCAGAACACGAATGACCACACAATCTTTTACATTTAATATAAATTATACCCGGTCCATCATATTTTTTCCAATGTTTTTTTGCTTTTTTAAAAACACTATTAAAATTCCACCCATCTTTAATATATGTAAATGGTAAATTAAAATATTTTGCTAAATATTTAATATTTGGTGAAAATTTTGTTTTACTCATTGAATATTCGTTATCAATGATAATAAAAGTGGTTCTTGGTTTAAATAAAGATGCTAATTGTAATGATTCATATAAAATCCCTTGTCCCAATGTACCATCTCCAATAAAACATAAAACTTTTTTATTTTCAGGAACTGTCATACCATATCCTACAGCTACCGCGGTTAAACCGCCCTGTATTCCAGTAGTTAATATTTTATTAGGAATATATAAATGTTGGCCTTTATATTCTTTTATTTCTTTTAATAAATTATCCTCTGTTGCAAAATATAAATATTGTCCAAAGGATCTATGATTTCCAAAAATAAAAAAATTGTATCCTAAATCTTCACACGCTTTGATAATTCCAAGATCTGCTGCCTCTTGTCCACAACTAAGATGAATAGATCCTTTTAGAATTTTATCATCATACATTTTTTGTATTTTATGTTGAATATTTTTTATTTCTTCTAATTTATTCATATTTTTGATTTTATTTTATTTACCCAATACTTATATGTTAAAAATTCAAAGTCTACGTAAGGTTTATCAACATATATTTCTTTATTTAGTATATCTTCAAATTTTTCAAAAAATATTATTACATCATTATCACTAAACATATCAACAACATTATCCGTTTTATATATTATAGGTATAGTATATAAAGCTAAACTTAACCAGCATGTGGGATTTGGATCCAATCCATTTCCATATGGAACTATAGCATATTTGTATTTTGATAATGTAAGTAAAAATTCTTCAAATGTTAATTTTTGATAAAAATCAAATGTTTTTGGGTGTGAAAGTATTATATCTAAAATTTTTGGTCTTATAGCATGTTCATTACCAACAATATTATAATTTTTATTTGCAAAACAACAAAATATTTTATTTGTTATTTTATTTTCAATTTTTATTGAATTTCTAATATTTAATATTATATTTTCTACTAATTCTTTTCTAACATTTGGAAAATATTTTGATCCAAGACCCACCGGTAATGAATATGTTTTAGATGTCTTATTTTTCATATTATTCATATACCAGTATTTTACTCGTTTATCATTAATAAGAATATTATATTCCCTTTTAAAATTAATTTCTGGCGAAAAATCACTATAACCTGTAATTAAAATAAATTCATTATCAATTTGTGGTAATATATAATTTATAAAACGCGGTAAAAGATCGGTTTTTAAACATATTGTTTTTGGTTCTTTTATATTATTAGTATAAATTTTATTATAAGTAAACTGCCAATCAAAAAAAGATGAAAAGAAATCTGGTATGTCATTTAACATACTTACTCCATCTTGTCCTAAAAATATTTCTTCTTTATAATTAAAGATATTTTTTATATTTCTGTTATCAACGATTAATAAAAAAGGCTTCATCTTATTTTTTTAATTCATTTAACATCATTATTTTAACTAATTCTTTAAATTTTGTTTTAGGCACCCAATTTAATTTTTGTTTAGCTTTAGAGATGTCTGCTACTAATATATTAACTTCTGCCGGTCGATAATACCTTTCATCAATTCCAATAACCAATTTATTTTTTAATGTATCCCATAGTATTTCTCTTCCCTTATCATCTTTTCTCCACTCAAAATTTTTATAATTATCTAAATATAATAAACATTCATCTATAAATTCTTTTATTGTATGTGTTTCTCCCGTTCCTATTACAAAATCTTCTGGTTCATTTAGTTGTAACATCTTCCACATACATTCAACATATTCTGGTGCATATCCCCAATCTCTTTTTGCATAAATATTTCCTAAATAAAAAGGTTGTTCGGTTTTTATATACTTAATTAATCCTTCTGTAATTTTTTTGGTTACAAATGTACTTCCTCTTCTTTCACTCTCGTGATTAAAAAGAATTCCATTTACTGCAAATAAATTATATGCTTCTCTATAAACCTTTGTAATATAAAATGCATAAAGTTTTGATACACCATACGGACTTCTTGGATTAAATGGGGTTTTTTCATTTTGTGGAATTTCTAATGCTTCACCAAATAATTCTGATGTTGCTGCATTATAAAATTTTGCATATGGTGTATGTTTTCTCATTGCTTCTAACATATTAAGCGTACCAAAGGCATCAACCTGACATGTATATCCAGGAACTTCAAATGAAACTTTTACATGAGATTGCGCACCTAAATGATATATTTCATTCGGTTTAATTTTTTGCATTATTTGATCAATTGATAATGTATCTGTTACATCACCATAATATAAATATAAGTTATTGTCCGGTGTATGAGGATCTTTATAAATATTATCTAATCTTGCAGTATTAAATGATGAAGAACGACGAATTATTCCATGAACCTCATAATTTTTCTTAAGAAGAAATTCTGCAAGATAACTTCCATCTTGTCCTGTAATACCTGTAATAAGAGCCCTTTTCATAATATTTTATTTAAGTATTATCCATGGACTTTTAATTAATCCTCTTGTATTTTTTCCTATGTCTGTTCTGACATATTCGTGTAAAAACATTTTATCCTTTTTTATTCCTATACATTCTATTAAACAAAAAAAGGAACTATTTATACAATGTATTTCTGTCGCATTTTCAATTGTATATAAATAATCAAAAATTAATAATTCTTTATTATCGGGTTTAATAATTTTCATATTGGGTAAATTTTTAGTAATTTTTCTGTCTAAATCATCATGAACAAATGCATAAATATCTCCTTCTTTAAGATTTAATTTTTTAAATACTTCTTTTTCTTTTTCTATATCTCGTTGTACAAAAAATTCTTTCCATTTATTTTCTATAGGAACATTAGCCAATGAATAAAAAATTTCATCTAATTGTAATGTATTATTTGGTGAATTAAAAATTTCCCAAAATTTTTCATGCCCCGCAATAATATAATTATTAGAAGGATTTAATTTTATAAAACTTCTAACTTCAATATCATTCATTAATATTAATTTAAGATTGTGAAGATCTTTATACATAAATGATACATTTTTAAAATTATGTGGTTTACAGAAAAGAAATGTTTTATCATATTTTTTTGTAATTGTACGCACCATTCCATTTGCTGTAATATGATCCCCTAATCCTAAATGATGATATATATAAACAATATTATTCATTTATTAAAATATTTTATTTTTAAAATATTTAATACTTGGATGTACTTTCCCGGGATCTTTTATTTCCCATATATATGAATATTCTACATTTGGATATGCTAAAAATGGAAAAAATATATAAGATTTAATAATTTTATTTTTATAAAGTTTTTCAATTGTATCATCTACAGGTAATTCAAATGTAGAAAGTGCTTTTATAAAAATATCATATATTGTATTTCTTAATACATAACAATATGAGCCCGAAACTTTATATGTTACTGGTACAACACTCGGTTGAAATATAGGAGGAGAAGCAAAATATATAAATCCGCCTAAAAATATATGCTGCCAATCGGAAGGAATAATTTTAAAAATAAAATTAAAGCCTTTTTTAAAATCTTCGGATAAAATAACATCATCATCCATTATTGTAACATATTCCCATTTATTTTTCTTTGCCAAATTAATGGCATTAATTGTTGACATTATACATCCTATTTCACCGGGTTTAAATTTTTCACCATGTCTCCAACCGCCAGGATTATTAATATACTTATTTTTTTCTTCTTCAGAAAGAGTTTTGCCATCAACCGCATCAAGAATAGTTGCTTCAATATCCAATGTTTTTAATTGAGATATAATTTTTTCTCTTCTTTCCTTGGCTCTTTCAAGACTTATAATAATTATATTCATATTTAAATTATTGTTCATCTTATTTTTTAATTTTTTCAATTAACCAAGTTTCAAATCCTTCAATATTTTCTATATGCATTTTCTTTTGTTCTTCTGTAAATACCGGTTGATTATACATATCTTCAAACATTTTTGGATCATTATCTAATTTTTTTACAATATCTAATGTATTAACTCCCAATTTCATAGAATTTATAAATGCCTTTTCATTCCAATCTTTATGTATTTTTGGATCTCCCCAATAAATTGGAATACTCCCTCCTAAAAAACCATCCATTAATTTTTCAGTACAATAACCTGGATAGGAATTATTTTCAAAAGTAATAGCAAATTTATGCGTATGTTTTAGAAAAAATTGATATTTAGCATTTCTCCAATATTTTCCCTTTGAAAAATTAAGCAATTCAATATCTGTAGTTCTATATTTTCCGTATGAATGTACTTTTTTATAAGAATTTAATTGTTCAAAAAAAGAATTTCTAAAAAAATTATTAGGGTTTGATACCGTAAAAGATGCAAATCTTTCAAATGTTTTTACATTATTACTTCTATTAAAAAGAACATCTTTTAATTCTGGCTGTAATATTAAAAAAATTTGCCATAAAGGAAGTCTGTAATTTGTTTCACTATGTGAATCAAAAGAAATTGAATACATATGATGAAAATTATATGGTCTATAATTCTCGGCTATTATTAAGAACTTTTTACAATTATTATAATTTGATGCAGTTAATGGTTTTCCAAATACTGAATGAAATACAACATCCGGTTTAATAGTTGTTTCTTCTACATCAAAATATTTTTTTAAAATAGGAAGAAATATATTTTCATCCTTTATTTCTGGCCAAAAATCAACAAATGCTACTCTTAATTTTTCCATAATTATTTCCAATAACTATATAAATTTTTTTCTATTTCATAATTCATATATTTAATATCTCTATCTGGTTGATCTTTTGCCCAAATAAACATTTTTTCTATGAGTTCCGATATATCAGTATTATCTTTAAATCCCATCATCCTTTTTGCTTTTTCATGGCTTGAATATGCAAATTTTACTTCATGTCTAGCCTCAACGTGTTTTATTTGGCAATCATACCCATACTTATTAACTATATTTTTAAATATATTAGCAACTTCATTGAGTGAATATTCTTTATCAGATCCTATGTTAAATATTTCACCATTAAATTCATATATAAGTTTTTCAAATGGCTCCATACAATATTTTATATCCGAAAATGCTCTTTTTTGTTCTCCGTCACCATAAATTAAAATTGGTTTTTTATGAAGAACATTATAAATCCATATACCTATTACATTTCTATATTTGTCCCAAATATTTTGATATATTCCTAAAACATTATGAGGTCTTATTATTGAATAATTTAAACCAAATTGTTCATATGCACATCTTATATCTTGTTCAATTGTATATTTTGCAATACCGTATGGATCTATTGGTTTTGGTATTTGATCTTCTGTAAATGGAATCTTTCCGTTTCCATAAATTGACATTGATGAAGTAAAAATAATTTTTTTAACATCATATTTAATACAATTATTTATTACATTTGCCGAGCCAAGAACATTATTTTTATAATTATAAATTCGTATAAATGGAGAAAGACCTTCAGCGGCATATGCAGCAAAATGAAAAACAATATCAGGTTTATAATATTCAAAGATATTGGATATATTTTCATTTATGCTTATTTCATGAAATTGCCTTTTATCCTTTAATCTTTCATCTATATAATCTTTATAACCACCAGAAAGATCATCTATTCCTATAACATCATAACCTTTATCTAATAAATAACGCGAAAAATTAGAACCCAATAATCCTGCTACTCCAGTTATTAATACTTTCATATTTAATAGATTTATTTTTTAATTATATTTATGCGAGATGAATAAGATTTTCGTTTTATACCCCAAAAATATAAATCTCCTATATCTTTTCTTGTTTGAAATTCATATTCTTCAAATATACTATCAATATCTATTGCTGCTCTAATATCTTTTTCTTCAAGATTTTTATAATAATTTGCCCATTCTGGAAATAATATAGTTAATGATACCTTTTCATCGCCAGTTGTTCGTAAAGTCCCGTGTTCTGGTCGTCCGGTTGTAGCACACGTAAATAAAAATAATCCGCCAGATTTTAATAAGCGACATATATTTTGAAGACTTTTTTCATAATACATATCATGTTCAAATGTCTCGGCTGAAATTATAGTATCAAAATATTCATCTGGATAATCAAATTCATGTATTTTTGAAACAATATGTACATTTCTTCCGGGCGCAATATCTATTCCAATATACTCAGAATTTTTAAAAAGATGATCAGGTTTTCCGTTATAATCGTATGAACCACAATCTAAAACTTTTACATTTTCAAAATATTGCGGGAAACGTTGTTTAACATACATTAAAAATAAATGTTGTTCAACATGAGCCATATTATTTAATTTTCCAATTTAATTTAAATGTTAATTGTGCAATTTCTTTTTCTCTATTATAATCTTTACCATCAAAATCGTTTGTATAACGATAATAATTTAAATTATTATGTTTAAGTTCTATTGTATCTATTAAACAAAGAAAAGAACTATTCATTACATGTATTTCTTTTGCTCGTTCAATAGTATATAAAAAATCAAAGAAATTTAAATTAAGATGATAAAAATTTACGGGATTTACCCACCTGATATTTCTTGGGATATATTTTTTATCAATATACATATTTCTTGTAGGATCTTCATGAATAAAAATATATTCTTCATTATCCTTTAATCCTATTATATCATAATAAATTTCCTTTTCTCGTTTAAGATCTCTTTTTATATGAAAATTATCCCATTTTAAACGTAATGGCATCTTTAATTGACCATAATAAATTCTATCCCAATGAATGTCAGGATATCGTTTTTCTATTTCATTAAAATAATACATTCCAAAAAATAATGTGTTACGGGGTATTTGTATTTCTCCTCTTTCATCGGGATTTTCAATTCTTAATATTACATTAGGTGTTGTTTCATATAATCTTTGTAATTCCTTTTGATAAAAGGGTGAAATAAAATAATTTATCGTTTTATGTCGTTTAGCCAATTCTTTTATTGCACCAGAAACTACTATATAATCACCTATTCCAGTGGGAGTGATTACAGAAATATTATCATCATAATAAATTTCATCATAATTATAAAGTTTTCCATAAGTATTTTTTATATGCTCTTTTATTTCATAATCTTCTTTTTCATCAATAAATTTTTCTGTATTTATATTATAATTATTACTACGATAATTTACATATATCATTGGTTCCTTTGTCATTTTTTCTTCCGCCTCATCACTTCTATTTAATATTTCTATCCAATTTGTTCTAAAAACAGGATGATAAAATGCTATGTTTTTTCTGGCGTAATAGTGAAAATATAATTTTCCGGGATGTTCTTTAAACATTAAATCTACAAATATCGGTACGCAACTTGAAAAAGAATGAATTTCGGTAGCTCTTTCCAGTGTATATGTTAAATCTAATAAATTTACATCATATTCATGTAATTTAAACATCTCTATCCAACGTATATTATGATTTAAATAATTTCTATCCAAGTAATATCCTTTTTCATAAAATTCATATCCCCTGCTTGGATCTTCGTGTAAAAATAAAAATTCTTCTTTATCTTTTAATCCTAATATATCATAATAGATTTCTTTTTCTCGTTTAAGATCTCTTTTTATATAAAAATTATCCCATTTTAAATGAAAAGGAACCTTAGTAGTATTATAGATATAGTAATCATAATACCAATTCAATTTATCTTTTTTTATTTCTTCAGAAAGAGGCAAATAAATATTTTTAAGCCATGGACTTAGAGTTTGATGCCATATATCTCCCACACCAAGAGCCCAATCTACATCCGGCCACCCTTTTATTGGTTCTCTAATAACTTCTACTTCTGGAATTGTTTCATATAATCTTTTAATGCTATTAAATACTAAATCAGTTCTTTCATGTGATACGTAATGTATTTTCCCGAATCTTTTAGCAAACTCTTTATAAATTGAATAAAATAATAACGCATCTCCAAAGCCTTGATACGTATATACTCTAAATGCCATAATTAAAAAGTTTTTGGTGTACAGATTATATATCCTTCATCATTATATGAACACACAATAAAATGTGTTTTATCTAACATATCAAAAACAAATTTAATACCATCAGGATAAAAATTTATTATTTCTAACCATTCTCCCCTTTCAAATGGTCCTCTTTCATATATTCGTAAATCATCTATGATAAATACATCTTTACTAAAATCTTTATTATTAGTTATAGTATATAATTCTTTTTCTAATGGTATTAAAATATCCTTATTTTTATTATAGTTAATTTCTATAGAATTATCAAATTCTTTATGTATTTGGGGCAAATGTGCATCTAACCAAAATAATGTTATTCCAACATTATATGATGTTAAAATTTTTTTTAAACCATTTATAGAATTATCGTTTAATAATATTACCCGATCTTCATTTTTAAATATTTCAACACATTCTTGATATATTGATGTAATTAACTCAATTGAAAATATTTTTTCAAAACCAAAATTTAAAGCATACTTTATAGCATCACCTTTATAAGTTCCGGTTTCTATAAATGTTTTAATATTATACTTATCAATATAATATTTTAGATCAAATTTTTTTAATTCGCCCATATTATTCTAATGGCTTTTCACCAACAACCATAAATGAATCATTTAAATCTCTTTCACTATAAAATATATTTTTATATCCTTTATCTTTCATATAATCAACAATTATTTGAGGATTTAAGCAATGATAATGTTTTTTGTTATTCCATGGGCGCCAATATTCCTGATTATAATGAGGAAGATATAAGAAAAGGATTCCTCCGGGACGTAATACATCATACCAATAATCCATAGCATCTACCCAATTAGGTATATGTTCTAGACAATGACTTGAAAATATATAATCTACATTTTTTTGTGGAAGATTAAATGCATTATATCTATTATCTATAATTGGATCGATTGGAATTGAACCCGGAAATGCCCATTCTTCTTTTCCGCAACCGATATCATAACCAGTACCCTGACAAAAATATAATGCAAAAGGTATAGCAAATTGTGCGGCATTTCCTATGCTTTGAAATCTTGGATATATTTTTCCTTTAAATTCAATTGTTTTTTGTGAAGTATATATTTTATTTATGATATATCTTGTTGCATATCCCGGAATTTTATCATAAAATATTATTTCTTTTTCCCATTCTTTACCGATTATTTTTTTATTCATATAATCTGTCCCAACAACAAATATATCGGGACTATATTCTTTTATTACATTATTTAATTCTTCTTCTGTATTAAATATTATTACTTTATCTACAAATTTTAAATTTTCAAGAAAATATTTTCTATCTTCCTGGGAATTTATTGGTCTTGTTTCTCCTTTTAATTGACGAACTCTTTCATCAGAGTCAATACCCACCAAGAGAAAATCACCTTGTGATTTAGCAAAATCTAAAAGAGAAAGATGCCCTCGGTGAAGAATATCAAATACTCCATTTACCCATACTTTTTTCATAATAATTATTTTTATTTTTTATAGTAATTTTTCATCTGGATAAGCTACTCCTCTTTTTGAAACAACTTGAGCAGAACATATATTTGCAAATTTAATAGCTTCTTCAATATTATTATAAAGTAAATAATGTGATGCTAAAGAAGCTAAAAATGTATCTCCCGCCCCAACAACATCTCTCACAAAAGTGTGTTTAACGGGTTCATATATTTTATCATTATAAACCGCTCCGTTTTTTCCGTGTGTTATAATTAATTTTTCTTTTAATTCTTTAATATACTTAAAATTATTTAATGGATTATTATATTCACTTTCATTTATTTTAATAAATGTAGCATTATTTATCCATTTATCAATAGGTTTTTTTGTATCAATAAAACTTAATTTACTTTTTTTAAGAATATATTCAATAATATCGGTAGTTAAAAATCCTTTATTATAATCGGAAATTATTGTTATATCAAATTTTGATATATCAGGTAATTGTTCTTTAGTAATAGGTTTTATTATATTATCATAATCTACTCTTAATAAAATATAATTAGATTTTTCTTCAACGTAACGAATTTTTAATATTGACTCGTTTTGTGTTTTAAATGTTATTATTATATCAGGAAAACCAAATTTTAAAAAATGGGTATATACATTACCCGCCATTCCATCATTTTCAATTCTATATTTTTCTACAAAAATAGGTACTGGTGCCTCAAGATTTAATCTATCACATTTTCCATATATAAAAATATCTTTACAACTATCTCCTATTATTAATATTTTTTTATTGATGGAAACCATTTTTATAAATATCTAAAATAAGATTAATTAAATTTCTTTTTTGATTATCATCTAAATCTGTATTGCACAGAAATAAATCAATTTTATGAAGAATATCACCGGATAATACGTCTAAATTATATTCTTCAAATAACTCTTGGTGTGAATACATATTCATAATACATAAATTTTTAAAGTATTAAACATATTTTATTTGAAATGCAATTGCTAATATATTCCACTGATATAATGTAAGTCCTAATCTTTTACATTCTTTTTTAACCTTTATTCTATGTGCAACCCATGCAACTAATACTGCGCCGCCTATAAAGAAAATCCAGAAAAACGCAAATAATTTAATTATATTAAATAAATTAATATTAGCAATAATATCTATAATTGCTAATATTAATATAATTAAAAATAGCGCCGGCATAAAATATTTTCCCCATTTATATAATGAGCCAAATACCCATTTATATATTTTTGGAGGTTTATATTTTTTCATTTCAGATTCAAAATATTCTAATTCCTCTGATGTAAATGGTAAAATATTAACATCTATAAATTTTGACATAATTTTATTTTATTTTATTATTTTTATACTTATTAAATATAAAAGTTTTTTATTCATAATCATTTACATTTATTCCTAACATAAATATATTTCCTCCTAAAAATTGGGGTTTTTCATAATTTTTGTTTTCATTTCGTATTGATGATGTTAATATTTTAGAAGGTATTACCAAAGGTGGCGTGGCAATATAAAATTTATATCCGAGTTGAGTCATCATTATCCAGGTTGTTTTATCTGCAATCATAGGTTGTGAATCTTGAATACGTATAAATTCTTTCATTGCACGATCATTCATTCCATATGCTATTAAACTCCAACTCATATAACCTTTAGTCCATCTTGGGGAAACTCTTATATTTTGCGGACCTATATTTGACATATAGGAATATAATAATATTCCATCAGCATCTTCTGGAATGGTATTTAAATATTTTGGAAGAAGATTATTAAAATCTTTATGAAATGCACAATCATCTTCAAATACAAAAATATTTTTAGCACCTTCAAGTAATGCACTTTTTATAACATAATAGTGAGATTGCATTGCCCCCAATTCATTAGGAAATTGTTTATTAAATAATATATGATTTGTTTTATAATCATTATATTTGTCTGCGTATAATTCAATTAATTTATATGCATATCCGGGTATTACTGGACGATAAAATTCTACTTCTATACCATGTTTTTTAAATTGATTTAAGGAATATTCGTATTTGTCATTTCTTTCCTTTAAAGAAATGCAATATACTTTTTCATATTTTTCATTTATTAAATTCATATTTTTTTTCAATTTTATGTTCTAGCCATGATTTATAATCTTTTGTATAATTGGGTGTATATTTTTCACTAAGTTTTTTTGCTATATTAAAATATACACCATTTTTACCAGTACTATTTTTATATTCTTTACGTATTTCATCCACTAAAAAATGTTCTTCTAACCATTGTGCATATTCATCCGTTAAATCTCCTTTATAATTACAGGCCATTTCGCCGGTTGAATTATTAATAAAAAATTTTCCAAGTGTTGGAGAACATCCGGTTTCTAGTTTATATTTTAATCTAAGATCTAAACTCATATGTTTAATTATTTTAAAATATTTTATATTAAAACAAAGCTTTTGTTTTTACTTTTATTATTTTTGCTTTTTCTATTTTTTGAATATTTTCTAATAAATAGAAAAAAATCCAATCACAGTCACAATGATTTCTTGTAATCTCTAGACTACAATCAAGATATTTTTTATGTAAGGTTTTATTGGAGTATATTTCATTTATTTTTTCAACGATTTCTTTAATATTTGAACAATCTTTTTTTAGAAATAATCCGTAATATTCTAAATCAATATAACGTTTATCTGTTTGTTTTCCTTTATCATAAACCCAAGTATTTTCAGCCCAATGATAATCAAAAAGAGGAACACATCCTACACCAATAATTTCACATTGCGCATATTCAATGCTATTACCATAAGCTTTGGCATCTAAATGATAAAAATCGGCACCCACTAAAGATGAGCTTAATGATTCCATTCCATCTTCATATTCATAAGGTCCATATATGTATATGTGTTCAAAATCTCTTTTATCATTATCAACAATTAATCCATTTGCAATTGCTCGTGAAGTTACTTCATATATATCTTTTCTTGGAATACGTTTTTCTATGTTCTCATAAAAAATAGGTAATGCACCTAAAGATCTTTCTACGCCTTTCATTTCAAGAAGAATTTTATTTTCTTTACTATAAGGTAAAAAGGCAAATAATCTATCGGGTTCTTTAAATGTGGCGTATCTTCCAAGATAAGTTATTTTTTTCCAATGTTTTGTTTTACGATATTTAATTAAATTATCAAAATTAAATCCATTAATAAGTGGAATGAATCGTTTTCGCATTTGTTCTCCAAATAATTCAACCAATTTATTATAAAAAGGAGATGTTGCACTAAAAGTTACAATACCATCACAAAGTTCACAAATATCAAAGAAATTTGCATTACGGTGTATAGAAGCTAATTTGTGGTCATTTTGAAATAAAATTTTTTTAACCGTTATTTCTTTAACTGCTTTTAAAAAACCATCAATAGCCCACTGAGAATGTTTTGTAGATGGTACTGAATGTATAAACACATATTCAAATTTATTTAGCGTTTCTGCAAAATTATCTATTTCGGATTTAGTTATAAATTTTGGTTCTTTGGGAAAAGTTTGCATTTTTCCTCTACCCCACTTTTTATCATCTATAATGAAAATTTCGTGATTTATTTTTTGTTTTATTAAATAAGAAGAAAGCTCAATAACATATCGTTGTATGCCAGCGCCCTCGGCGCCTCTTCCCATAACAAGAGCAATATTCATATCTTTCATAAAGTTTTTATTTACTTAATAAATATGTTTAATTTTGTAGAATTTATAGAATTATAATTATTTAATTATTTCTGTAAGATAATATTTTAATGCTTCTCTGGGTGTATTTTTCCATTCATCTTTACGTACAAAAAAATGAGAATCTATATCTGATGGGCTATCTGAAGTACAAACTGCTTGATATCCTTCTTCAACAACAGCCCAATGCCCATTATCATCATTAAGAAGATTTGGGCTTTCTTCTATTTTAGAAAGTGTTTCAAAGATAAATTCAAATGGTAAATTATCAAAATGATTAAGCATAAGAGAAACAATTTCTCGAAATAAATTATCAAGCTTTTCTAATATGGATGATTCTTTTTCGTCATTCATAATAATATCTACCGGAGTTTCTGAAACATCTAATATATTTTGTAATTCATTCCATAAATTTTTATAAGAATTTGTTAATGAAATTATTTCATCCATAATGTCGGTTGATACATGATTATTCATAATATTTTATTTTTTATGTTTATCATTTATTATATTAATAATATTTAAAAAGGTTTTCGGAGAAAATAAAAAAGAGGAGTTTGACTCCTCTTTTTATTTTCTTTTTAAGAATGTTTTAAATTTCTTTTCTTTTTCTTTTTCTCTTTTTTCTTTTTCTTTTTGCTCTATTTTTCTTTTTTCTTCTTTCTTTATTTCTTTATATTTAATAATTACATTTTTCATGGCATCTTTAAAAATATCATTATAAAATTCTTTAAACGCTTTTATTACATTACTTGAGCCACATCTAAAAATTTCTTCTCTTTCATCACCGGAAATATCATAAACTACAAAATATTCTTGTGGTTCAATTAAATTTGCAGATTCTTCTTCTGGTTCTTCAAGAGGAGGAATTTCGTCAAGAGAATTTTTTTCATTATCCATATCAACTTCTGTATTTTCTCCAGCGCCATTTTTAATATCATCTATATCATCTATATCTTCTAATCCAAGATTAGATAATTTATCATTTTCTTTAATTGCTTCATTTTTAGATTTTTCTTCAAAAGAATTATCATTTGTTGTTTCTATATCTTCAATATTTTTTTCGGGATTAATTTCTGGGCCTTCAATTAATTCAGTATCATTTTCTTCATTACCAAATCCACTCTCTATATTACCTTCTGGACCAATTTCTGGAGAAAGTTTTAAGACTCCTACAACATAATCATCATCATACATTTTATAAATATTGCCTTCTTCCGAAAATCTTTCTTTTATTTTTTTATTTTCTTCCCAAAATTCTTTATATTTTACAACAAGTCCATTGGCATCTTTTTTAAATTTTTCAAAGTCATCTTTAATTTTTTCAATTACTTCCAATCCATCCTTTTCTTTTTTCTTAAGTATGGTTTTATCATCTTCTTTTTTCTCGAGTAATTTAAAAAAATTATAATTATAAAATTGACTCAAAGATTCAGGCACATATTTCATAATAATCTGTTTTTGTTTTATATATTCAAACTTTTTTATAAAGAATATATAAATAAAATAAAAATATATATGAAATATACTGAATTTATACAATTAAAAGAATTATTAGAAAATAATAATATTTCAATAAAAGAATTTATTGATAATCCTGATATAGTAAATTCTAATATGCTAATAAAAGAGGAATATGATTCTAAAAATGCGGATTCAATATTAATAACAGAAGGCTTAATAGGTTCAATTTTTAAAAATTTGGGAAAAAATATTTTTGGCGCAATAAAATCGGGTATTAAAAATTTAATATCTTTAGGTGTAAAAGAAGAATATATACGTAAACTTGATCAGGATGCAAATACTATTATAGATGAAATAATAGAAACACTAGAAAAGGTAAATAAAAAATCTTCTTTTAAAAAAGAACCAGAAGAGGTATCACAAGAAGAAACAAAAGAATCTGTATTTTTACCCTTTAATTCATATTGTGCATTATTTGAAGAAGATGATGAAGAAGAAGATGATAATGAAGAAATAGATGTAGTAAAAGGTAGTATAATAGATCTTATTAATAAAAATTCTGAAATTAGAAAAAATAATTTAAAAGAAAAAGTAACAAAAGAATTAAATGATGCAGAAGATAAAGAAGAAATAATAGAAATAAAGGAAAAATATAAAGAAGCACTTAAACAAATTGATAATTATAGAATTAGAGAAATTGCAAAATATATAAGAGAATTATGCGATACAAAATTTAAACAAGTAGAAGAATCTATACATAATAAAAAAGGATTATCCGATGAACATCGAAAAGCATTATTAAATTATTGGGAACAATTAAAGAAAAAGGTTAATTTAGGAATCAGTGCAATTTTAGTTAAACATGGTATAATAGAAGAGGATGATGCTTATAATCTTTCTAAATATATTTTTAAGGGAATAACACCATTATCTAAAAAGATAAAAAGTAGTGAAGCACATAAAGAGGATGTAGAAAAAACACCATCCGCAGAATCAAAAGAATTAAAACAATCAGTAATACCGTTATCTAAAAATATAAAAAGTGGTGAAGCACATAAAGAGGATGTAAAAAAAGCATCATCTGCAAAATCAAAAAAATCAAAATAATTAAAATCTTTTAAAATAAAAAATAATTAATTATAAATTTTATGGCAAAAGGAGGAAAAAATAAATTACCTGCACATATAATTAAAATGGAAGATTTATATAAACGTGCTGAAAAACTATTTATAAAAATCTTTAATCAATTTGAAAAATTAGAACTTGGGGAAATTTTTGTAGAGGAAAAAAAATATTATATTTTACAATTAAAAAATAATATTAAAATTTTGCGTTCTTTATTATTAAAAATAGATATAACAACGATTGAACCATATGTCCATAAAGATGATATTAAAACATTGGAGAATAATATTTTATATATGTTAGATACCTGTGATGGAATTGAAAAAAGACTTATGGCGGAAGAATATATTCATGATTTATATGTTCCTCTTAAAGAATATTTAGAATATATTATTAGAGATTCTAGAAATTATAAATATTGGGCTACTTCAGAAAAGGAATTTATAAATAAAGTAATAAGCGTATTAATTCATCCAGATAATATAGATAAATACAAAGGACCAATAAAAAGAATTATAGCAAGAACAATGGGAGAAAGAGAATTTAAAAGATTTTTTGAATCAATAAAACATAAAATACTTCCTTTACCAAATTATAATTTTAAATCGTTTAATGATTATAAAAAGGAAATAGAATAAATATAAAAAATTAGTGTTGATAAATGAAACATAAAATAAAAACTTTAAAAGAGTATTTAGCTGAAGATTTTTATAATCCATTTGATGAAGACAATCCTATAGAAGTTAAACCTTCTCATATAGCGGATAAAGGAGGACTTCTTAAGTTACGAAAAGAAGTATTTAATATAAATAGAGTTGAATATTCAAAAAAAGCAAATGGTGCATATTGTGTACTGGCAAAAACACAATTTGCAAAAGGAGAAATAGTTGAAATTTCACCCATAATATTTGTAGGTCCAGAAGCTAAAGCCATTCCTCGATTAAGAGATTATATTTTTGAAATAGATAAATCTAAGCAACAATATGGTGTAGTTTTAGGATATGGTTCATTATATCGACACAGTGATACACCAAATATAACTTTTGCATTTAATCCTAAAAATAAACAAATGTATTTTATAGCGGCAAGAACAATAAAGGCCGGAGAAGAATTATTTATTAATTATGGAAAAGAATACTGGCTTGAACGTTCAGGTTTCGGTACTATGGCACCGCAAGAACCTGTTAAAAATGTTGAACCTGTAGTTAAGGGAGAAAATAAAGATGTTGAAGAAAGTCAGATTCAACCAAATGCAAATGATATGGAAAATAATTTAATCGCAAAACAATTTGGAAATCCAAAATCTAGAAGTAATCCTGCAGTTATTGGTGTAGCTATTAAAGGTGCGGGACAACAATAATTTTAAAACTTTTTTTAAAATCTTGTATAAAAAACATGAACTTAAATCTAGAAAATATTAGATTAATAAAATTTTCTTTATTAAAAAAGGAATCTGATGTTAAAGATGGTATTACAGAATATTCGAAGCGGGTAACAGCTAAATTTATTATTCCAGAAAATTTTAACAGAAGTGAAGAACAATTTAACGAATTATGTAAACAAATGTTTAATGATTTATTGAAAAATGCACCTGATGATGCAGATTCACTTGGATTATGGATAGAATTAAATAATATTACTTTAGAAAATTCGATATCTCTGAAAACACTGGATGAATTCAAGAATTATTCTATAAATAAAGATAAAATAAATCCTGTTTTTGAATTTTTTAAAATCACTTTATTAAGTTATAATGAGACTTAATATTTTTTCTGTTGTTTTTATCAAAAGATGACTGATAGTTTAATTAAAAACCACATGGCCAACTACATGTGATATGGAATTCAATTCCATTCAGTCATCTTTTTAATTTTAAAAAAATAATATATAGAATAAAAAATTAAAATATAGAAAAAATGGAAAATAAAAATTTAAGCAACGCATCTTTTGTATTATCTGAAAATGAAGAACCTCCGGCGCAGAGGAAAAAAATAATTTGTATATCTGAAAAAACAAAAATATTTAAAGAAAAATTTTATCCTGAAATAAAAGATGAAGAATGGAATGATTGGCATTGGCAAATTCGTAATAGTATTATTACTTATGAAGAATTATATCGTATATTTAATATAAGTGATAATTTAACAAATGTTAATTTACCAATAAGAATTACACCCTATTACGCAAGTATAATTACTTCTATATCATCTGGAATAGGAAAATGTGTTATTCCTACTAGTAATGAATTGCTTGTAACAGAAAATGAATTTATAGATTCATTACAGGAAAATGAACAAAGTCCTGTAAAATGTATTGTGCATAGATATCCGGATAGGGTATTATTTTTAACAACAGATTTTTGTTCATCAAATTGCAGGTATTGTACACGAAGTCGTTTAATTAATAAAGAACCTGTTTCAAAGGAACAATGGAATAAAGGAATTGAATATATTAAATCTCATCCAGAAATTCGTGATGTATTATTATCAGGTGGAGATCCTCTGACAATGAGTGATAATAATATTGATTATATTTTATCAGAAATTAGAAAAATTAAACATATAGAAATTGTAAGAATTGGAACAAAGATTCCCGTTGTATTACCTCAACGAATTACAAATAAATTAGCTAAAATATTAAGAAAATATAAAGTATTTATAAATATACATTTTACTCATCCGGATGAAATAACACCTGAGGTAGAAATGGCTTGTGATATATTGGTGGATAATGGAATACCTTTAGGATCTCAAACGGTTCTTCTTAAAGATGTAAATGATAATATTGAGATAATGAAAAAATTAATGCATAAATTACTTCTTATTAGAGTTAAACCTTATTACATATATCAATGTGATAGAGTAGTTGGTACAAGTCATTTTAGAACGTCAATAAATAAAGGAATTGAAATAATTGAAGGACTTAGAGGGTGGACATCTGGATTATGTGTTCCACATTTTATAATTGATACGCCCGGAGGAAAAATACCCTTATTACCTGATTATGTTGTTGATAGGAGTAATAAGTATATTAAATTAAGGAATTATCTTGGGAAAGAATTTATATATTATGAAGATTAAAAATAAATATATAAATAAAATATTTGTTTTTTATTATGAAAAAATTAGTAAAAGAATCATTAGAAGAATTTCTTTTTGAAGATAAAGTATTCAAGGGCCAAGTAGATGTTGGTTTAGATATTGAAGATGTTGATAAAAAAGAATTTTTAGTTGGAATGGCGGTTGAAAAAAAGCATTCTAATAGTCTAGAAGTTAGAAAAACATTAGTTCTTCAAAATCTTCATAAAAATCCTAAATTTTATAGTGAAGGTATGAAAAAAGGATTATATGATGACCCGGAAGCTATAAATATATATAAAAAATATTTTATAGATAAAGAAGAGGCAGAAGAAGAAAATTTAAAAGAATCTTTGGAGAATGATATAATGTTAAAAGATGAATTAATATTAGAAATAATTAATAAAGTTTATAGAAATGAAAAGGATCCTAAAAAAATAGAAAAAATTAAAAAAGAATTAGAATTATTATCTTTAGATGAATTAGAAGATAAATTATTGCAATACTATTTGTTTGAAATTCCTAAAAATAAAAATATTTAAATGGCAACAAAAATTTCTCAAAATAATTTTAAATTTAATATCTCATTATTAAAAGATATAATATTTTTTATAATGTTTTTTGTATCCGTTATTGGGTGGATACGAGCAGAAACTATAAAAAATACAAAACTTCAAGTACAGGTGGAAACTTTAACAAATGCTGTAAATGAAAATACTAGACAATTAGAAAAAATAAATGACATTTTGATAGAACAGCAAAATCTTAATGGGCAGATTATACAATTTATGAAAATTAAATAAATAGAAATTATGAAAAAAATATTTTTATTATTAATTTTATGTTTTTCAATGTATATATTAATTTTAATTAATTCGTGTACATCTAATTATGCAACAACAAATGAACAATATAAAATTAATGATACATTATTAACATATGAATTAAAACAAGATACAATTAAAAAGATTCATATAAGAAAGGAAATAAATCCTATTATAGTAGATACGGTTTCAAAGTATAAAAGAGATAAAATTTTTAAACAATTGCAAGAAACTGAAATTATTTTAAAAAATCAGCAAAAAACAATTGATTCTATTTTATCCGTCAAAAGAAAATAAAAAATTGTTTTAAAACCTTTATTTTTCAGACGGATATAATATTAAAAATTAAAAAAATTGCAAAAATTTGAAATAATAGATACTCATTTTTTGGGTAATCATAAACACCATGAATATACATTTGAGGGAATATCTATTTTACAACATCCTCAAATAACTGAATATTTTCCTAAAATTATTAATGATTATGATAGAATTATTGAATTAGGAACTTATTTTGGTGGATTAACACTTTACCTTTATAGAATTAAAAAACCAGAAACGGAGTTAATATCTTATGATATTAATACAACTCTTTGTAAAATACCTAAAGAATATAATATAGATTGTCGTTGGGGTGATTGGTGGCATGAAAAATGGTTAAAGGAATTTGAAGAATTAATGAAAGAATCATCAAAACGGATTTTATTATTATGTGATGGCGGTTATAAAGAATATGAATTTAATACATTTAGTGATTTTTTAAAACCTAAGGATACTATTATGGTTCATGATTATGCTGAAAATCTTGAAGAATATCGTCAAATAACAGAAGAAATTGAATAGTATGATATTCCAGATGCTTCATATGAAATGATATTGGATAGTATTAAAAGAAATAAATTATATCCTCATCCTCTTTATAATGAATTTAAAAAAGTTTTATGGGGAATATTTAATAAATAATTACAATGAATCGTATTGCGCATGTTCCTTTAGCCGGCGGATTTGCATTAGCTGCGATAAATGTTACAAAAAAATATCCAATTGCTATAACATCTTATTCGCCTTTTATCAATAATGATGCATTATTAATACGTTATTTAAATGAAAATCTTAAGGCAAATGTTCCATATTATATACTTAATAAAGAAAAGGATCTTAATGATTACGATTTTTCTAAAGAAATAGATTTTGTTACAGCAATTCCCCCATGTTCAGGACTTTCTCAAGCCGCTCAACGAAAAGCCGGATCTAGAGGTACAGCTCCCCCAAATGATTGGATGTATATATCTGCCGAATATGTTCTTGAAAAAATTCGACCGAAGGCTTATGCATTTGAAAATGCACCCGGCCTTTATACAGATGCAGGAAATGAAGTAAGAAAAAAACTTATAGAAATAGGAAAAAAATATGGATATGCAATAATTTTTTATAAAACCAACACACTATATCATGGTATTCCTCAATTTAGACCTCGTACATATGGTGTCTTTTTTAAAGGAAAATATGCGCCCATATTTAATTATTATAATAGACCATATATTAATCTTAAAGATTATTTAAAACAAATTCCTGAAAATGCATCTTTACAGGATGTATTTTTTGTAGAAGAATGGGATATTACAAAATTTGAAATTTATAAATTTTTAGTTAAATTGTATGGTAATGAATGGAGAGAAAAATTAATTAATTATAGGCCTCATATAACAACTTATGATTATCTTTTAAGAACTGGGAAACTGGATGAATTTTATGAATTTCAAAAAAATTTACCTGATGCATCTGAAATTGTTACACGTAATATAGAACATATAAAAAGAAAGAAATCACAAGGAAAGGGTACCAGGATTAGTTATCGTGTTCTTGAAATAGATAAAGAATATACATATGCGGTTATTGGAGAAATGATGCAAAGAAAAATTCATCCTACTGAAGATAGACTTTTAAATATGCGAGAATTTATGCACCTTATGGGATTGCCTCATGATTATAATCTTATATCAAAAAAAGAATATGTAAAAATAACTCAAAATGTTCCCGTTAAAACTTCCGAGGATATTATTATAGAAATTATAGAAACTATACACGGTAATAGAAGATTTTCTTCTGATTCGGTTTATATGCAAGATAATACAAAACCAAAATACTATAATAAATCAAAAAAATTATTTTAAATGAAACTTTTTTACTTTTAATTATTATAATTAAAAACATATATTTTTAATACAAATGAAACTTATTATAATAGAAGGGCCAGATAGAATTGGAAAAACGACCCTAATAAAAAATTTATGTGAATATTTTAATTTTGATAATATAACCATAAGACATTTTGGTAAGCCCCCTTCTTGTTTATCTTTTAAAGAATCTCTTAATTATCAATTAAATTCTTTTAAAAAAGAAGCACATTTATTTCAACATATAAGAAAAAAATATGATTTGAAAAAATGTTATTATAATGAAGTTGTAATATGGAACAGATCTCATTTAGGTGAATATGTATATTCATCTTTATATAGAAATGGAAATAAAAAAACTATATTAAAAAGGTTATTAAATTTTGAGACAAAGGAATTAGTTCCTTATAAAGATGAAATATATCTTATTACTATGATAACAGATGATATAGATATTCTTTTAAATAGAGATGATGGATTATCATTTTCTAAAAAGACCGAAGATCGATTAATAGAAATTAAGTTATTTGAAGAAATTCATTCACTTAGTTTATTATCAAATAAACTTTTAATAAATGTTGATAATGATCCAATAAATGTCTTAAACAAAGTTATAAATTTTATTTAAAATGAATAAAAACAGTAGAATTTATGTACCCGGTTGTTCAGGTCTTGTTGGTTCAGCGGTCATAAGAGAACTTAAAAAACAGGGATATAGTGATATTGTAGGTTCTTCAAGAACAAAGCTTTATCATAATGGATATGCGTTTGAAGGTAATTTTGATCTTCGTGATAAAGAA